GGCGACACCTGCAACTGGGGATATTACATCTGTCGTAGCAGGAACAGGTTTAAGTGGTGGAGCAACGAGTGGTGCTGCGACATTGAACTTGGCTGACACGGCAGTTTCAGCAGGATCATATACGAAAACCAACATTACAGTTGATGCACAGGGAAGAATAACATCTGCCGCATCTGGAACATCAAGCGGATCAGGCATATCCTGGCAGGGGGTCATCACAGCCGATCCTTCCAATGCTACGGCAGGATACGGATATTTTTGCAACACGACAAGCGGAGCTTTCACAGTCACGCTTCCAACTTCAGCGACAATAGGGGATGAAATCTGCTTCATTGATTACGCAGGAACATTCGACTCAAACAATTTAACAATCGGAAGAAACTCGCACAACATTCAAGGCACTGGAGCTGACTTGACAGTGGCAACCGAGAGGGCGGCATTTGCATTGGTTTATGTGGATGCGACTCAAGGGTGGCTTTTAAAGGATAAATAATGGCAAACTATAAGGATATAAAATACGATTTTAGCGGAGAAAACCTGACTGCTCTTAACGCTACACAACTGACTTCAGGCACGACTCCTGATGCAAGATATACGACCTTACCTGCGGTAAGCGGAGCAAATTTAACATCATTGACGGCAACTAATCTTTCAAGCGGAACAGTCCCGACTGCAAGACTTGGAACAGGAACGGCATCCAGTTCAACAGTATTGTACGGAGATAATACTTGGGCTGCTGCTGGTGGAGCAAACACTCCAGCTTTTTTTGCTTATAGGACTGCTGCACAAACTATAGCAGGTGCGGCGGAAGTCATTATTGGATATGATACCGAACTTTTTGACAGTGATGGTGCCTATGACACAAGTGCCTTCACATTTACCCCACAAACAGCAGGAAAATATTTTATATCTGGTAGTCTGAATTGGAATGAATACTCCTCTGATTACTTGAGTATGCTAAAGATGTGGAAAAATGGTACTGGAGGAACTAAGTACGGAAGATTTGGATTTACAAATGGAAGTACGGGAGGAGGCGACTACTTTGGAGCTAGGTGTACTGCAATAGTCGACCTAAATGGGTCAAGCGATTATGTTCAGATGAGTGTTTATCAATATTCTGGATTGGACAAAGATTCAATGTACGGACTAGATTGGATACACTTCATGGGATACAAACTAATAGGAGCATAACATGGCACAGTTAAGTGATAAAATAAAATTATATCTCGGCAGGGAAGTTGACTTTGAAAAAGATGTAAGACTTCAAGATGATGGAGACGGAGTTGTTTATATTAGAGAATGGAATGTTGAAGAAGTTCAACCTACGGAAGAACAGCTTAACGTATTTGAAAGTCAGGCTGATGATATTGAAACAGCAAATCAAGTTATTTCAAACAGAAAATCAGAATACCCAAGCATAGAGGAGTGCGTACACGCAATCCTAGATGACGATTTAGAAAACTTACAAATTTTAAGACAAGCAGTAAAGGAGAAATATCCTAAATGAGCTACATAGGCAGAGGCGTAGACAACATAAGCAATGGAATAAACAATGAGTGATAAATGCC